GCATGATTTTCAAATAGCTGCTGTTGCGCAATAATTGGTTTTTCCTTTCCGCAGCACAAAGTTGGGCATTTGTCCTTGTAAATTGCTGCGTGATCCATACTTGCGCCCATGCACACAATAGGTTGGTGACCATGTTCCTGTGCCCGGAGAGTTCCTGTTTTATCCATGCTTACCCCCATGATAGAGCCTCCCTGGTCATTCAGGCAAAGGACAGCAGGCCGATCAATTGTGTTCAGCGTGTACGAAACTCCTTCTGTCCACCCTTTTCCGTTGCATCCGGCGGTGTCTGCTCTGTCGATGCAGTTTCCTTGGATGCAATAGGTTGTGCTTCTGTGGCTTGCCGCAGTAGTGCATTCTCCAGCATTGGCGGAAGTGGTTTTCGCCGGCGCTCCGCTCGTTTGAGAATCCCCAGACACGCCTTGGCGCTCAAAGAGTATTTCTGGTGCGGTGAGTCCTCCAAAATCTGCGACAAGTGCGATTCGGCGGCGACGCTGGGGGACTCCCCAAAACTGCGCATCAAATACTCTCCACGCAACACTCCACCGTCCATCCACATCAAAGTAGCATCCGCTTGTTGTCCCCCCCATCCGCTTGCGGTCAGGCACAGAAACAGCGGGAGCTTGTGGGCAGGCGATTTTGATTGTTTCATAGAGGACTGCGGCGAAGTCCTCGCCTCCGTTGGAACTAAAAGCTCCTGGCACGTTTTCCCATACCATCCATCTAGGACGAGTTGATCTTCCGGTTCTGCCTCTTGCAACATCTGCATCCCTCATTTCCTTTATGACTCTGATTTGCTCCATGAAAAGTCCAGACCTCTCCCCGGCAAGGCCAGCACGATTTCCCGCAATGCTCAGGTCTTGGCAGGGCGATCCACCAATCACAACGTTGGCCGGATCAACTGTGTAGCCGTTGATTTTTGTTATATCTCCTACGTGGTTCATGTAAGCTATTTCCTTTCTTCCTGCATTACTCCAAAGTGTTTTTCCTCAACCACTCCAGACAACATTCGTTGCAGGTTATCCCTTTCCATTCGCAGTCGCCTACGGAAAATTTATAAGGGCATATGATAATTTCGGACAGCTTCTCATTGTTCATGCGCCGTACTTTATCCCCATTGCTCTCCGGTTGGTTATCATCGTCACCTCCAATCACCGCTGCTAGAACAACTGCTGTAGCCATAAAAACCAGTAGCGCTAGCCCTACAATTGCCGCAATTTTAATGACTTCCATTTACGATCACCCCATCGTTTATTTCTCATTAGCCACTTTGAAATCCTTGCATTTTGGGCAGGTAGCCCAATGCGGGATATATCCAATGCCGCTTGGAATTTGTTCATCTAGTTCGCAAGTGATTACTTCTCCATTCGGGGTTACTATTTTTGTTGTTCCGCCTTGGTCGGTTCTGTAATAAGCTGGTGTTGGATCACACGGCATCATCTTCCCTCTTGTCGTTTTGATCCAAACAATAGGTTTGCCACAGCTTTTGCATTTTGCCATCGTTTTTTCCTCCCTAATCCTTATTCATATCCATCAGAATTTCCGCCGTGCGAAGTAGTACCGCACAGCCGTGGAGGCTACACCGGTGCTCCAGGCCACAGCCCACACAGGCAAACGGCCTCTTCTCAATTGCCAGACGGCGGAGCATTTTTGCCAGCTGCTTGCGCTCATCTTCCGCAAGCCGTTTAAATAGCTGATCCCGCTGGTTGAGAATTACTCTTAATTTCATGCTTCGTTTTACCTCTTTTCAGCTAAAAGTCGCCGTTTCTCTTTTTTATCTTGCCTGTCCTTGTCAGCTTGTTTCCATGTGTGGAACAGTGCCCATGCAACAGGGTCCTCAATTCCCGGTGTTTTCTCAACCCGCTCGTACAAGTTGAGAAACGTTTTAATCGCTTTGTCAACCGTCATGGCTCCCCTCCTCAAAGCTTAATGCATCCTCCCTGGTCATTCTCGGTCTCCTCCTTCTCCAGCGCTCTGATCGCCGCCAGGTAACATTCCCGCTCCTTTATCACGTCCGCCAAATCCTCCGGATCGTAGTTCAGCTCCTCGGAGAAATACTCTTCCATTCGCTCTGCACGGCGCACACAGTCACGAAAAAACGCCAGAATTTCGTCCCTTCCCATCAGCTCCCCCTGATTCTCCGCCCACACTTTGGGCAGTAACTTATTTCTACCTCAATTCCAGTCGTATTTGCATCCGCTCGGAGTGAACCCGTGAATGATATAAGCACTTTGTTGACCACCGGATCAAATAATATAGTAAATATACTATGAACGCCTGAGAGTTTTACAAAAGCCTCGGCTCCATTGCAGAAATCGCAAAGCTTAGTTTGTTCCACCTGTAATCACCTGCCCCTTTCTGTCAAGGACTGTGTAACCGAGCCAATCCGCTAGGAGTTTAATTGCCTGATCCGGCGCAAACACCTCAGTAACCGGGTTATCATGCTCCGGGAACTCGTCCGGAGTGCGAATAAACACGGTGTAAAGTTCACCCCACATCCCCAGCTCAAACAGCTCTTTTGCAATGTCGTTCTGATCTACCTTGCCGCCAGTTCTCTTTGCCACAAAGGCGAAATCGGTTCCGCTTGCCGCTTCTAGTTCATTCGCATACTGCCCACGCCTCTCAACTTTCATCATCGTTTTCTAAAGTCTCCATTGTCACGGTGATCTGATGATTCACCGTGATCGTATGTGGTTCTCCCATTTTGTCTTTGCCGGTGAACTTTTGGAATTCTCCTTTGTCCTTTGCATTTTTCATAGCCTCTGCGATTTCTGCGCCACAGGCCGCATAGCCAGCCAGATCAACAAAACTGTCCTCCGTTCCGGTACCGGATTTAATCCGGGCTACTTTGAGGAGAGCCATCATCATTGCCACGTCAACCGGGGTGTAGCTGTGTCCGGTGTATGCCGCCCACAGGGCAGCAATCTGCCGGAAGTTTTTCTCCGGAGTACCATAGTCCTGCTCACGTTCACCGCAGACACATTCCTTCGCTAGTAACAGGCATCGTTCTCTATCCATGTAATTCACCATCCTTTCTTTTTTCAAGCTCAACCGGTTTCAATCCATATCCACCGTTCGCACCAATATACGCCATAATTCGTTTGTAAACATTTTCTGCCGTCAAGTGGCCTAAAACGCCTCCATGCGTTTTTTCTTCCTCTGTCAGCAATCCAGCAATTTCCAACAGGTCATGCTTTGCACCGTAACTGCCGAAGTGCTGGATTGCATCCATCACCCGGTTCTTTCCATCCTCCGGAAATACAATTTGCCAGCCGTCATAGCACTTCCGCAAGGTGTGTTGTACGTTTTCTTCATCTAGCATTTGATGCAGCCGCAGAATTTCCTGGTATGCCTCGTCCCATGAAATAATCCCCCATTCAATTTACACCGTTCCTGGTTCGTCAGGCAGCTCTCTCCAATGTGTTACTTTTAAAGATACAGTTCCGCAGTCCGAATTCACATACCAGACTCCCGCATCTCGCCAGTAATATCCGGTCAGAATCAGAGCCATAGTATTTTTCTTTGCATATATTAGGACATCTCGTTCTGTTTCGGGTGTGCGTTCAGAAACAGGAATCCAGCCATTCGTCTGTTCCGCAGCCTCGTTGCCTATTCGGTCTAGCTCATGCTCCAGGGCAACAATCGCATGGTCAAATGCAATCGCATAGTCCAATGGGTAATCCCATTCCACTTCACTGCTCGCACATTGTATCGAGTTAATTGCTTGTTTGACCTCTTCGACTGTCATTCCATTTCTCCTTCTTATTCAGTATCCAATATAATTTCAAGTACCGTTCCAATTATTTTCAAGATTTCATTCGCTACTCTCCCAAGTATAGCGACAACACCCATCACAATAATAATGGGCGTCAGCACCACACAGATAATAATGGAAACCACCATTTTCATTTTCTCTTCTCCCCCTTTCCGGCATAGTGTTCAAACGCTCTGATTCCCAGCTTGACCGGGCACTCGACTTCTACGGTATATCGTTCCTCTCTGCATTTTTTCGCTCCGCAAAGCCAGTGATGGAACATTAAAGTTCCAAGGTTTCCCTCGTCCGGCTCTTCAACCGTTTTTAACTTATACATTTTGTTTCCGCATACTGGGCAGTTCACTTCATTTTCCCTCCTTTTTTAGTTGCCTAAGAGATACAAAAATGCGCCTCTCCAACGGTTTGATTCGTCGGAAAGGCGCAGGCGCAAAGGCTCAGGCACTAAGTTACAGCGACAGCAATATTCAGAATTGATTCGTTGGAACATCGTTTGCAATATGCGATTAGGTGATACGCTGACGTGTCAACACGTACACGCAGAAGTTTCCCTTTCTTGCACCGTGGGCAAATTACCCAGCCATCCTTAACACTCACGGGTAATCCATCCGCTGTTTTGATTTTCATTCGTGCCTGCCTTTCTGTAGTTTAAAATTTGGATTTTCTTTCTGCTTTTGGTGTCCAACTCGGACACCTGATTTTTATGGTTTGTTCAAGTATTTTTTTCGGTATTCTTCCAGCTCTTCCGCACTCATGGTGGGTGGAATCGGTGCAAGATACCACCAAACAGATCCAATGGGTAAAGAATCCGAATCTTCGTTTCCATATTTCAAAAACATTTTCCCATCGAAAAAGCGATAGCTAACTTCGCTTGTTGTAATTTTGTATGCAAATACAAAATTTCCGGCGGCCAAGTTGTCGTGCCTATAGTTCCAGTAGCCTCCAGTGGGTGATGCAGCCGGTTTTTTCTTTGCTCTCGGTTTCGGGACGCTCTCTCCCGCTCGGCTTTTTGTGATTTCCTCCACGGTTGCCCTGGTGATGGGGTCCGTTTGCCCCACCTCTTTGCCCAATTCGGCTTGGCTTTCCCTTGGCATTTGCGAGATTGCATAAGCCACGTCCTCGGACAGCTCACCGGCCCGGAATCGCTCCACCAGTTCCTCCGGGTGAAGGTTTTTTTGGATAGCAGAAAGCCTGGCCACCTTGCTTTCGCTGACCCCAAGTTGATCCGCAACCAGGGTTCGGGTTTTCACACCCTTGGGCAGCTCTGCGCCGCCCTCTCTCATGCGCTGGATAAGGTTGTTCAGCCGTTTGGCCTGCTCCATGATCTCCCAATCGCTGAGCTGACGGGCGGTGGAGTTCGTGGTAATCAACATCAACTCCTCTTCCATGGCGCTCTTGGGCGACAGCACGATACAGGGAACCTTTCCGCCGTCCGGGTTGTTCTGAGAAAACGCTTTCAGCCGCCGGTGTCCGGCAATCAGTCGGTAGTGGTTCGGTTCATCCTCCGTCACCAGGAGCGGCTGCAAAATCCCGTGCGCTTCAATGTCCTGTGCCAGCTCTTCTACGCTGCCCATGCGATAAAAATTCTCCGGGTTTCCGGTGATCTGGTCGCTGTGGATGAGCTGAATTTCCTCGGTGTCCGAGTTGGACACCAAACTTTCACCGCTCCATGCTTTGGCGAGGTCGAATTTTCTTGCCATTTATATTCCCTCCGTTTCCAGAAGCTCGTCTGTGAAAGCCCGGTAATCTCTGGCCGCAGAACACCACTTGGAGTATTGATTCAGCGGCGTTCCTTCGTATGTGGATTCTGTGACGATGGGGTGAGAGGTGCGGATGGTGGTTTCAAACGTCTTGAACCCACTGCCTCGCAGCATGGTTTCTGCCTGCTGAGTGGCCTCGGATTTGTCATACTTGGTGATAAGGCATTTCAGCACCACCGGGCTGTTTCCTTTCCGGTGCAGGTGTTCCACTTGGCTATTAAGGCTGGTAAGACCCTGCATGGCGAAGGCATCCAGCGCCGTTGGAACCACCAGCAAATCACTGGCGGCGATAGCCGCAATGCTGGCAGCTGTGAACCCAGGCGGACAATCAATAATCAGAAAATCGTAAAGAAGCCGTATTTCCCGGTTGTCCCGGAAATTTGCCAGAGCGTTGATCTGTCCTTGTGTGCCGTTGGTGAGTGCGGCGGCATCCAGCGCAAACAAACTCAGGTCAGCACTTACCAGATCAAGTTCCCGGTTCGCCGTGTGCTGTGGCACTTCGGTAAAACCCTCGGTGATCTCTCCGCTCATGATCTCATAAGTACCGGCAAGCTCCGGCTTGCAGCCCCAGAACCGGGTTGAGTTGGCCTGTGGGTCTGCGTCAATCAGGCACACACGATACCCACGTTCTGCCAAATTGTCTGCCAGATTCACCGCCGTTACCGTTTTTCCAACTCCGCCTTTCAGCGCAATGATCGAAATGGTTTTCATGCCCGTGAATTCTCCTTTCGATATTTTACTATTGCCTCCTGATTCAGCTCGAAACGCTGGGTTTTGCCGTCAAAGGTCAGTGGGATAAATCCCCGTGGGCCTTCCTTGCTCTTGACGATCCGCAGCCTCCGGGTGTTGGGATCGTTCTGATCCTGTGAACTGCAAAAGAGCAGCATAATCACATCTGCATCCGCTTCGATCTGTCCGGAAGAGCGGAGGGAGTGCATATTCGGTTCTTGTTCTCCCCGCATCCGGCTGAATTGGCTCAGCGCCACCACGGTGATCTTCCTCCGCTGTGCCAGCGTGTGCAGCTGTTTGGAGGCTCTGGTGACGGCCTCATATTCGCTCTCTCCCGGCTCCCATTTGGTCAGCTGGAGATAGTCCACGTAAATCAGGTCATAGTTGTGGGCTACCGCATCGGTCTCAATGTCCAACACCGACCAACCAGCCGCTTCTATCACGTCAAAGCTGGTTGCCTTGAATTCCTCGGCGGCCTGAATCATATCCTCCCATTTTGGCTCCGGTATCGACTGGGACTTGATCTCTCCCAGTGACACCCCGTATCGCATGGCAAACTGTCGGTTGGTGATCTTAGCCTCGGCGGTTTCCAGGCTATAAAAGCCCACCCGCATTTTTCGTGCTTGTCCATCGGCAAGCTGGATGGCCAGGGCTGTTTTTCCTCCGTTTGGTTCTGCGCCGATCACCACGAAGTCTCCCGGCTCTGTCTGAATCGTTCGGTTCAGTGGCTCAAATCCCCAGTCCACGTACTCCGGCTGTGGCCCAGTTTGCCGCTCCAAGAACCGAAGCCAACGATCCTCTGGCCGGAATCGCTGGGTGTGTCCGGTTTCACCCAGTGCCGCACCGGCGGCCTCCATCAGCTCCGAGATACCGTCCCGGCTCGGCTCTGCACTGAACCGCTCCGCCACTTCTCGCAGGTGGAGCAGACTGTTTGTCCGCAGCAGAATGTCGATGTACTCCCCGCAGGTGGTGGCGGTTGGGGTGGCCTCCATAAGCTCCATCATCAGCGACCGGCGGACACGCTCTTCCCCGATCCCTGCCAGACGCTCCATGACGGTAACCGGATCAACGGCTTTCCCGTCCTGGTAGAGAGAGCGCACGGCCAGGTAGACCGGCCTCAGCTCGCTGCCAAAGTCCTCCTGGTGCAGTCGGGAAAGCATCTCACCTGCCCAACGTCCATCCACCAGGACAGCACCCAGAATCGCTTGCTCAGCGTATTTCTTGCTTTCGTAAAGCTCCAGGATCATAGCAAATTATCATCCCTTCTGTTTGGTGTAGGGGTCTCTCTGTTGTCATACTTGCCTTCCAGGATATTCACCCAGTTGGCCGGTTTCATGATCCAATCTAGATCAGCCTTCCAGTTGAAGTCATTCTTGCCGGTGAGGAAGAAGCTGGCGCTCACTCTGGTAAAGACCTGCTGGAATTCTTCCAGGCTGGGGTAATCTCTCCAAATGGTTTTTACCTTCCGCAGTCGGTTCCCGGTGATCCGCTTGGCCTCTCTCAGCTGGGGACAAAGGGTATTAAACGCCGCTCGAATCTCTTCTACCGGACACTCCGGCACTTCGCTTTTGGGGACTATAGGGGTATTTATATCTTTAGTAATTTGTAACTTAGTATTTAATTGCGTCGGGTTTTCCGGCGTTGGTTTTTCCAACGTTGGTTTTTCCAGCGTCGGTTTTCCCGACGATGGATCAGGTGCGTTTCCCTCCATCGTCGGGAAAGCCGACGATGGTTCTGGCGTATTTCCGTCCATCGTCGGCTTTCCCGACGATGGTTCACCTGGGTCAGTTTTTCCTCCGGTTCCAGGCGGTTCCGGCTCCGGTTTCGGCTTTTTCGGTTTCGGTTTCGGCGGTTCCGGTGCGCCGTTCTTTTTCTGCGGCGCTTCGTAGATCAGATACTCGTTGCTGGAGTACCGGCCCTTTTCATCGGTGGTTCTCCTCCGGATCAGATACCCGCAGTTCTCCAGCTCTTTCAACGCCGATCTGATTGCGTCTTTGCCATCGGTGGAGAGCTTGGTGAGACCCAGCAGGGTGTAGTCCCAGTCCTCCGGCAGGGACAGCATGGTGGACAGCAGCCCTTTCGCACGGAAGGAAAGCCGCTTGTCCCGGAAGTGAATGTTGCTCATTGTGGTGTAATTTTTGTTGCGCTGTACACAAAAAGTCGCCATACGTGATTCCCCCTTAGTCAGACACCGGCCAGGCCGGTGTGACGATGCGTGAACTTTTTGTTTCATATCTATTTATTTACAGTGCGATTGAATTTGCTTGTGAAATGCGTGGGAGGAGCCTTGAAAGATCGTTGCGGAAGAGGCTCCTCCCAGCCCATCAGAAACTTAGGCAATCTGTTGGCTTGCCCTGAAACGCCAGGGATCGGCTCCTTGGCGGCAATCAGTGTTTTGGTTGAGACAGGTTTCTCAAAATTTTTGTGAAATTTGTGTTTTACTTCAAATTTCTTGTTGCATTTTTGAATATTTTGTCGTAAGCTAGGAAGTGGCAACATCCCTAGCCAGACCGTTCTCAGTGGGGCAACACTGTGAGCGGTCTTTCTTATTGCTCCTGGGCAGCCTTGGCCGCCGCTTTTGCTCGTTCTCTCTCCGCTTCTCGCACCATCATGTTATACAGGATTTCTCCGGCCACCTGCTGGGTGCGCTTGATCCTCCGTGCATTTTCCTCCGGTGTGATCCCTTCGTAGGCGTTGGATGCAATATGCACCGTGCCTTGCGGATAGTGATGCGTGGCTACATTATGCGGCTCTCCGAACGGGTGCTCAAACATTTCATCATCTCCCCTTCCAGCTTATTCAGCTGGGCTTGTCTGTGTGCGGCAATCATACAGATTCCATTCTGGCCTTCATCAGTCTTGCCTGGGCCTCCATACCGGCAATAAACGCATTT